TATCAATATCGAAGACAAGGTAGATGACAATGGTAAGAAGTTAGACAAAATAGAAGAACGCTTATATAATATGCAATGAAATTTTTAATCGCTTTATTATTTCCTTTGACAATGTTTGGACAAGTTAAAGTTGTTCAAATAAATTCTACCTGGAATAAAAAGAATGATTTAAAACTAAACCTAAAGAATTGTCAATACGAGTATGCTTTATTAGAAGACTTAACACCGAATCTAAAAAGTCAAGTCAAAAGTGTTCCGTTTATTTATGTCATTAAAGATGGGCATATAGTAGGTCAATTTGATGGTGGGTTACGAATGAAACTTAATGTAACAGAGGAAGAACTTCAGGAATTTATAAATAGAATAAATGAAATTAACTAAAAACTTTTCGCGATCCGAATTTGAATGTAAAGATGGTACTCAAATGACAGAGAACCAATTTAAGAACATTCAAGAACTAGCAAAGAATCTTCAGGTTTTAAGGGATGAATTAGACGAACCTATTCACATCACTAATGCTTATCGTTCACCAGCACACAATGCTTCGGTAGGTGGAAGTAAAAATAGTCAACACATTTTAGGTAAAGCGGCAGATATTTATGTAGAAAGTCTTAAACCTAAAGAACTGGCTAAAGTAATCGAAGGTCTAATTAAAGAAGGTAAGATGTCAGAAGGTGGCATTGGTGTTTACACGAAAAACAAATTCGTACACTACGACATAAGAGGAACTAAAGCAAGATGGAATGGGTAAGCCTTTTAAAGAAACAAAAGTAGGTAAAATACTATTTGGGGCAGCGTCTTTAGTTAGTCCTGCACTTGGAAGCGTGTTAGAAGGCGTTTTAAGCCCACAAGAAGCCATTTCAGAGATAATTAAGGCAGATATACCACAAGAGGATAAAATCAAGTTACAGACGCTTATTTACGACCAACAAGTAAAGGAGATGGAAGAAATAAGTCAAAGATGGAAAGCAGATAGTTCTTCCGATAGTTGGTTAAGTAAGAATGTAAGACCTTTAGTTTTAATTTGGTGTATTGTTGTTTTTACTATTGCTGGAATATTAGATAGCGTTGAAGGAATTCCTTTTCAGATTAATAGTCTTTGGAACAATACTTTTGAAAATGTAATGATGGCAGTTGTGTTGGCTTACTTTGGTGGTAGAACTACCGAGAAGGCAACTAATATATTTAAGAAAAAATAGTAAACTATTTTGAAAAGAAAATGAGACTGATTTGTAAATTTATTAAATACATCACTTTGGATAAAGTGTGTTTAGGTTATTGTGGCAAAAATTGTAAGCGTTAAGATCGACAAAAAAAAGGTTAAACGACCTAGCGTACACGCCAAAACAAAAACTTCAAAGCTTAAATCTTCCAAGTTGTATAAAAAAAAGTACAAAGGTCAAGGAAGGTAATTTTTTTTTACTATATTTGATGCATCTTGTTTATGCGTCTGAAATCACGATTCGGCAAGATGTTTAAACCGACAAGAATGGGAAGCTACCAAAGTCGGACTTCAACCTAAAGCAAACGAAGGGTAGTACTACATAGGAGTAGTGGAATTGCAACCTTAATTAACCTATTAAAATTAAGGATCTGAATAACTCTGAAGGCTTTGACGAAGTATGAGTATTTGGATGGGTAGCGTAGGGCTACCTATATCCTCTAACAACTGAAACTTTTCTAAAGTATAAATAATATTTACTATAATTAATATATAATATATGAAATTAGAAGTTAAAATAAAACAACACGAAGGTTCAAACGAGTATTATAATATTAAACTTTACACTTACAAAGAAGTTATTGAAACTAAAGTAGACAAAGAAAATCTTCGTTATTTGATTGGTAAAATTGATAATGAGATATTACCTTGAAAAGAAAAAAAAGCAGAAAGAATCTTATTGTAGCATTAGACAGGGTATTTTCTAAATACATTAGAACACTACATAGTGAAAATGGTTTAGTCGAATGCTGTACCTGTGGTAATAAGTTACCAATTAATAAAATACAATGCGGTCACTTTATGTCTAGAAGGCATTATTCCACAAGATGGGTTGAAGAAAATGTCGCAGGACAGTGTATGAAGTGTAATATGTTCTCACAGGGTGAGCAGTTTTTGTTCTCGAAGTATATAGACAAAAAATACGGTGAAGGTTATAGTGAGGTTTTAATGTATAAATCTAGAGAAACAGTAAAGTTTTCAGATTACGAATTAGAAGAAATGATTAAAGACTACACAGATCGCTTAAAAGATTTGGAAAAGAAACTATTTTAGGTTATATTCGTGTTCTACTTAATCAGTCGTAGTCAGTTGAGTAGTTTTTTTCATACTATTGTAGTTTAGTGATTAGTTGAAAGGGGAAGTTAACGCTTCCTCTTTTTTTTGTTTTTTAAATATTTTTGTTTATATTTGAAGAACTAATTTTAAATTCACAATTATGGAAAAAAGATTAAAGTACCTATTAGGACTTGCAAAACACACCGAAAATTATTTAATGTACAACGAACTTAAGGAACTTAAGAAAGAAATCTTAAAGTACCCTATGCTTCGTATTGATGCTATGCAAAAACGCATCGAAGAACTTGAATACGAAAAAGAATTTTTAATCGCTAATTACGAATCATTAAAAAACTATTATGGACAAAACTAAATTAAGAGAACTTTACCAGTTCTACGACTTACAACCTTCGGATGTTTTTAAGCATCAACACTATGTAATCTTAACACGCCAAGCGATTGACAAGATTATAGCCAAAGAACAATTAAGTATTAGATACGAAGTAATTCAATGTTCACCTGAATATTGTTGCTTTAAGGCAGTTATTGATAAGGATGGTAAACATTTAGAATCATTTGGATCTGCCAAGTATGGTGATTTTAAAAACGGAAACACACAATCTTGGTACATCGCAGAGATGGCAGAAAAAAGAGCGAAATCAAGAATCACACTTATGTGTACTGGTTTCTATGAATTAGGTGTATTTGGTGAAGATGAAAGCGAATCATTTAAGCGTAATGGATAAGTTTACCGTTCAGAAATTGTTTAAGGGACATTATCAAGTTTTAGACGATAGAGGAGAAAGTCTTTTTGAAGGAAGTATTTCTGAATGTTACGCCTGGATAAGATTATTTTTAATTAATATTATAGAAGAATGAACTATATTAGCAACTGTTGTGGCGCAAGACCACTATATGAAACCGACATCTGCTCGGATTGTAAAGAACACGCAGAATTTGAAATTGAAGATTAATAAATAAATAAATTATGAGTTTAAAAGTAAGAGGTACAATCAAAAAAATCAATGATGTACAAACTGGCAAAAGCCAAAAAGGAGAATGGAAGAAACTATCTTTTATTTTAGACAACGGAGAAAAGTATAATAACATATTTGCTTTTGATTTGTTTGGTGAAGAAAAAGTAGACACATTCCTAAAGTACAATAAAGAAGGCAAAGAAGTAGATGTAAGTTTTAATGTTAATTGTCGTGAATATCAAGGAAGATATTACACTTCATTAGATGCTTGGAAAGTGTTTACCGCAAAGGAAATGACAAATGCCGAGCAGCAGCCAGATCGCGATGACTTACCATTTTAATTAACGGGGGGTATTTACCCCCCTTTTTTAATTATGCTAATAGACTACACAAAAGAACTTCAACACCTGGACAAAATAAGAAAAGGTGAAATCCGAGAAGGATATAAATTAGGAATACCTGAAATAGACGAATACTTTAGATTTAAGAAAGGCAATTTTAATGTAATACTTGGACAAGCTAATGTCGGTAAAACTTCAGTAGGATTGTTCTTAATGCTTTTGTATTCGATTAGACACGATATTAGATGGATTGTATTCTCAAGCGAGAACGAACCTTATTCTTTAATTAGAAAACTAATAGAATACTTATTAGCCGAACCAATAAACAAACAAAGTGAAGAAGCGTATCAGTATGGCATTCAAGTTGTTCAGAAATATTTTAAATTTATTAGTCCTGAAAAGTTATATACTTATAAAGATTTAATAAGATTAGGTGAAAGTTATAAAGCGGCTTGGGACTATCAAGGAATGTTAATTGATCCGTACAATAGTTTAATTAAGGATGTTGAGATGTCTAAAAATGTAGATGGACATAGTTACGATTATCAAGCAATGACCGAATTAAGACAATTCTGTAAAAGAAATGAAATTAGTTTGTGGTTAAACACACACGCTAATACTGGGGCAATTAGAATGACACATAATCAAGGACACGAGTACGCGGGTTATCCTATTCCACCTAATGCTGGTGATGTTGAAGGTGGGGCGAAGTTTGTTAATAGGGCGGATGACTTCCTTGTGGTTCACAGATACACCCAACACCCAAGTGATTGGAATCAAACACACATCCATATAAGAAAAGTAAAAGAAACAGAAAGCGGTGGTAGACCAACACCACTTGATAATCCAATAAGATTAAAGTCTTTAAAGAATAATGTAGGCTTTGAGATAGATGATAAGAATGTTTTAGAGATGGTTGCACAAAATAGAAAACAACAAACCTTTTTAAGAAAAGCATAATGGGGAATAGAATGTTTTATAAAAAAAGACCAGTTAAAATAATGTCTGCTAAAGAAATTGATGATTTTTTTAGAATGCAATATAAATTTGATAAAGAACAAGCAGATGAAAGAAGAAAATTAGATAAAGAAAAGGCAAGGCAATATTATATTAAGAATAGGCAAAAACTTCTTAAATATCAAAAAAATTATAGAAAGCACAGAATACAAAATGATGATTTATTTCATTGCTATATAAAAATAAGGTCAAATATTTTAAGTTCAATAAAAAGAAAAGGATATTCTAAAAAAACCAAAACATATAAAATTTTAGGTTGTGATTATGATTTTTTTAAATCCTATATAGAGAAACAATTTAAAGAAGGGATGACTTGGGATAATCACGGTAAATGGCATTTTGACCACATTATACCAGTTTCTTCTGCAAGGGATGAAGAAGAATTAATCAAATTAAATCATTATACAAATTTCCAACCGTTATGGGCGGAAGAAAATTTATCTAAAAGCAATAAAATAGAATGGACTGGGAATTAAGATTTATATTTAGTTTGCCACATCAAAGGATGGCGTTAGGATGGGAAGTTCTGTACCCCACAGAAGAATTTCCTTATCAAACCCTGAAACTTTACCTACTTTTAATAACAATAGAACTTGACCTATAATGCTTCAAATCTTATCACGACATCACGACCTTTGGATAAGTTATGTTTTAAGTTTTAAGGTTAATCCTGACACCGCTAAAGACATCGTGCAAGAATTCTACCTGAAGATGCACGACTACGATAAGGATATAATGATAGGCGAAAAGATTAATTTCTATTTCGTCTATTTGGTTATTAGGAATATGGTGTTTGATTTAAAGAAAAAAGAAAAGCGTTTTTACTTTACTGAAGAAATACCATCTATTGAAGAAGAAGAATACATAGAAACTGACACATCAAAAAGCCAGTACATAACCAAGTGGATCAACGAACATAATTTAGACAACTTTAACCTGGATGACACAAACGACATAAAAAAGATTTACAACGCTTGTGTATTTAACGAAGTAATGCTTGAAAACAAATCAATAGCAGAACTATCACGGGAAACTACAATAAGTTACTATTCGCTTTATAATACAGTAAAAATAATTAAGAACGAAATAAAAGAGAACTACAAGCAATGGGAGAAAACCAACTTGTAAAACTTTATGAGTATAAAGATTTGTTAAGAACTTATCTATATCAGTATAATATAGATTATAATGATGCAGAGGATATTATACAAGAATTTTTTATCAATATGATTAATCATAAATCTATATTTATAAAGGATAAACCTAATTTTTTGTTTTTATACAAGTGTATGAAACACGCGGCATTAGATTTTAAAAAGAAAAAAAGTACAAAATATAATGTGTTTTTTTGGTATGAAGAAATAAAGCACCAAAAGAAATATAGAGAAAGGTTAGAAACTATATTAAGCACTAATGAAAGTTTGACAAAATACAATAATGAGTATTTACAAGAATATGATAAAAGACTTAAGTATTTCTGTAAATTTTTAGATACACCTGAAGGTTTGATTTTAGAGGATTTCTATTTAAATAAAACAAATAAAAAAGTATTTAATACAGAATATCATAGACGGTGGGATAAAGCAAGAAAAATTAAAAAACAATTTAAATTAAATTATGAAACTTGGAACACTATTAGAGAAGATATTTAAGTTTACGGGCATTGCTTGGATCGTAAAAAAGATATGGGGCGATGACTGCGGATGCGAGGAACGAAAGCAAAAGTTAGACAATATTAAGATATTTAGGAAATGAAACAAGAAAATTACGACCTATGGACTGAATTTAGAGCAGTTCTTTCAAACACCTTAACCAAAGCAGACAGAGAATTAATAGTAAAGATTTATGCAGAAGAACTGAATCAAAGGATTTCAGTTGATTGTGGATGTAGCGGAAAGGTATGGCAACAAAGAATTAACGCTATAAATAAATTATATGACAAAGGATGATACCGAGCAATACGAAAAGACCATTGCTTTAATGATGAATGGCTTTTTAGATTTTAGATTAAACTGGGTAGGTGATGAAAATACTTTTTATGATTTGCGGGGATTAAGTCCTAACGGAAATAAATGTGTGGTAGAGATAAAGGTCAGGCAAAAGTACTATAAAGAAAAGATGCTTGAGAAATACAAGTACGATAAGTTAATGACCTTACCAGATGATGTAGTTAAATTATATTATGTGTTTGACAAGAAGGGTAGTTATTTGTTTTGGTTGAATGAAATAGAACTACCACCCGTTAAAACGATTAAATGTCCATCGACTACTATGTGGTCACAGGACCGCAAAGACAAAGAAGTTTACTTGTTGCCTGAACGCCTAGCATCGCTTGTGGATTATAATATACTTACTAAAGAAGATATTAAATATTAATTTTTTTAAGTTTTTTGTTGATAATTAGAAAATAGTTTGTATATTTGAAGTGTTAATCACTAAAACCACACTTATGAAAACACTTGGAAAATTATTTAAGAAATTACAAACCGCATTTCTTTATTTTGGATTTGCTTATGTTGGTTATCAGATTGGCGTAATGCTTTCTAACTTATGAACGAACTACACCAATATATCTTTTTAAATCGAACTAATCACGCTTTAGATGTGCTTA